TTCTGCTGACACCCGAAAGTCTGAGTATAGGCGAGAGGAGGGCCGCCAGGACGCCCCTCAAAGAGCTTTTTGATCTCCCGACAATACTGCTTCTGCTGTTCGATTTCCTCCGGGGTGATCCGGCGGATGTCCTTACTGTTGGTCATGGTCTGTACTCCTATCGTCCGCGAAAATTTCATCGGCATCCCCAGCGGTGGAAAAACGCTCATAGAAGCTCCGGGCATCCTCCGGGCCGATGGGGGTGATCTGGTGAATACCGCCCTCCCACATCGCATAGCTGACCACGAAGTAGCGGCCCATCTGGTCCCGGTACAGCTCCTGGAACATCATGTCATCTTCGCTGACTCGGTTGTTGCAAAGAGGCTCCGAAGCGGCGGTGTCGTAGAGCACCTTGTCCTCCATCTTGCGGACGCGGGGGCCAGCGGCGATCCTGCCGCCCACGGTCCCGGGTTTCACGAACCGCAACTCATAGCCCATAGCCGCCATGACCTTCCGCCAGTCTTCGGCGGAGAAGGAGTTTCGCTTCAGGCGGCCGGCGAGGTTGGGAGGGCTCCAGCCCATTCGCTCACACAACTCTTGCTTGGTCATCCTCTCACTTTTCAGGTATGCTTCGATGATCTCAGATACAGTCACTTAAAAACCCCCTCTTTGGTGGGTGACAGGGCTATTTTATCATTTCGATAACCCAACGTCAATTTTACTTTTGATTTCACGCGAAGATTATTTTGGCATGGGGGCCCAGCGGTCCGGTGGCATGATCCCGGTCTCCTCCCAGGTGAAGCCGTAATGCCTGAACCACACGGACTCGCCGCTCCGGTAGCCTATGTAAGCCTCGCCGGAGAAGAAGCCGTTGGAGGCGATGACACGCTCCCCAGGATCAGGAAGGCCGTCCTCCACAGAGGTCCACTCAATTTCCGTCTTCATCTCTGCGCCTCCAGCTTTTCCGGGAACTCCTGGATCAGGTCGCGGCCCCATACCTTCCGCAGGTTGTCCTTCATAAAGACGGGGATCGGGTAGAACGGGGACAACTCATTTTTGGCGTCATCGACAATCCTCTCCACCCACTCCCGGCACGGCTGTTGGCTCTCGCTCCCTGGTCCGGTCATAGCCCCTATGATGATCCAGTTGGCGTAGGCGCCGTTATAGGACATCTCCCACGCTTCGCTTCTGGCTACATCCTCCATCAGAGGCTCCATGCTGAAGAAGGACCTCACTTCCTGCCGGAGTTGGCCGATGGAGTCCGCCGCTCTTTTCATCTGCTTCGCGTTGGTGATCGTCGCTCCATACCAGAAATTTTCCTCGTGCGGGAGCAGAGCCAGGTGATCCAGTTCCACATACCGCTCCGGGAACTTGGTCAGGAAGAGATAGTTGTGCTGAGGGGCCTTCCGGCAGATGTCCAGCACCTCCACGATCCACTTGGTAGGCACCCACCGACCGAAGAGATCAGACATGGAGCCCACAAAAATGTTCTGGCCCTTCTGCTTCTTCAGGGGCTCCTCCAGGCGGTAGCGGTGGAAGGTCGGGGTGAAGGCGAACGGGTATGGAGCTTTTACCACCTTCCCGCTCTTGCGCTCCAGGAGCAGGGGCGAGTCCAGAACAGGGGGATCGCTGAAGAAGTTTTGCGTGGTCTTGACCCCGCCCGTGGTCCATCCGCCGAAGCGGTTTGCAATGCTCCGGGCATAGCAGTAATCGCACCCGCCTTTGCACCCGGTCACTGGATTCCATGTGCTGTCGCACCAGTCAATGCGTGTGTTGTTCATCAGGTTTTACCTCCGTCCTTTTTCGGAATAGCGATGAAGCGGCACCGATCCGCCGCGCAGTTCCCTACAAACCGAAGGGCAACCAGGGCAAGGGTGGCGTCCGACATAAAAGCCTCTGCGTCCTCCTTGCCCTGCCCCTCGAAGTTCTGGAGCTCGAACCAGCGGGCGATCATGGGGAAGGCTCTCCCCAGGTTGTCCGCCGCCTCCAGCCACCGCTCCGGCGGAAAGGTCTGTCCGATCTGGATGTTTACGATCTCTGACATCAGTGTTTACCCCCTTCGGTCGTATCGAATTTCGGGAAGCCACTCATACCTCTGCTCAAACGGTATGAAGTCCTGGCTGTCCCCGCAGATGAGCTTCATAGCGGCGTCGATCTTCGCCCTGGCATAGTCCGCCTCCGGCTTCTTCGTGAGCGCGTCGAAATACTTGTCGTAGTTCTTGCCCCAGGCGTCCAGCACCTTCTTCAGCCGCTTGTAGCCGAAGACATCCTTCCCCATAACCTCCGGGTCGTTCAGGGTCAGGATGAGCATATCGGTCATGTACTGCTGGTAGGTCTGCCGGATGGCGTCCTGCATCACGGTGTCCCGGACCTTCCGCCGTTCAAGGTAGCCGTTCTTTCCCACTTCTCGTCGCCTCCAAACATTTCTCACACTTCTGGTATTCCCCGGGAAGCCACTCATCGAACAAGGTGCACTTCGGCACCCGGCGCTCGACTGGAGCCTTCCGGCCGTGGGTCCGGTCCCGGTGGGTGTGGTACTCGCAGACACCATTTCCCCAAAAGTCCCCGGGGTACAAGCACCTCTGCTCCATACCATTCTCGCACGGGACCTCATGCTCAACCAGGATTTTCATACGCTCTCATCTCCCTCCGGCTCCTCAATCGGTTCATAAAATGCACAATGAGCCATATTCTCCTCTCCGGCGACAGCAAGAATATCTCCGTCAAAATCAAAAATCCGGCTGATGACCACAGTTTTCCTCGTACATCCGTATAGCTCGGAGCCATCCGTTCCCCTCCATTTGCGAAGCGGCCGACGAGAACGATGTTTGCAGTTCATCTTACAGATGATGATCGCCATGTTGATCCTCCTCTCCCTCCGGCGGGCGGCGGTAGGCTTTATAGGATTTGCCATAGTACCGTTCACCGATGGTACAGTGCAACCCATTTGCAAAAACAATCTGCGCAAAGATCGTAATATGGACGATACCCCACAATCCTCCGGAACCGTCCTCGAACTCCACCCACACCGGCTCCCCGTCCATCTCCCGCAGCTGTTCCAGTGTCAGCGGCTCGTTCGGCGGGTTAAACTCAGGAGCGTTGTCGAACAGGTCTATGATCTCATTCGCTCTGGAATTATCAGGGTCATCCGCCAGGAGCTTATACACTTCCTCCATGAACTCCTCGCGGTAGGAATCGTTGTCATACAGACTCATGCCGAACACCTCCTCAAAATCCATTCCATACCTGCTGACCGCGGTAGTCGAAGTATTCACCGTCCCGGCAATCCTCCGGCGTCAGATCAGCGATCCGCTTCCGGCTCCTCGATATGAACAGGTCGGAGTCCATAGGGGGCTTGGGGTTTTTCTCTTCGAGGAGCCGGTCTACCTCCAGAAGATTTCTGTACTCCTTCGGCTCCTTCTCCTTCAGGTAGGCGTAAAACTGATTGCGGTGGAAGGGGCAGAAGGTACAGGCGCTTGCCTTGGTCTCCAGGCCCCACACGTCCTTGATGTAGGCGAAGTTGTCCGCCCGGGTCAGGCCCATCTCCACCAAAGGAAACCTGTTGACGAACATGGGGTTGGGGCTCTCCTTGCACCGGCGGGCCTCCTCTGCGCTGAAGCCCATGTGCATCTCGTGGGCCTTTCGGTCCTCATCCCGAAGCCTCTGGCCCTTCCGGTAGCCCAACAGATCCCATCTGACATACTTGGAGATCAACTCCACCTTGTAGTCGATGGTGCAGTTCCTCGGCATCTTCGACTTGTGGCCGTCCTCCCGGATCGTCCACCACGGTATGCTGATGGTACGGCGCTCCCCGAAGTTCTGCATGAAGTCGGAGTACAAGGGAGAGTCCAGCACCACGAATTTGATGCCGGCCCACTCGCAGGCCTTCCGGGTGAACTCCACTTGATTCTTCACCCACGGGGGCTCCATGCCGAGGTCGCAGAAGATCACCACGTCATAGACCGGGACCAGGGGCCACGGCGTCTCGGGGTTCTTTGCGTTCTCGCAGGCCATAAGCGCAAGGGCCGTGGATTGCATACCAGCTCCGAAGGACAGAATTTTCACTCATCATCATCCTCTCGCTTGCACCGATCCTCCAGCCACTCGTTGAAGCTCATGGGCGAACTGCCGTAGTTGTTGGCTCCGGTGTGCTCTTCGTTCCACTCGCTCAGGTAGTAGATGTAGTCGGCCCACAGCTCTTCCTTCTGCGAGGACTCATCAGCTTCCTCTTCAGGTTCCCCGTCCTGCCAGGAGACCAAGAGGCAAGAGTCGAAGGTCAAAACGGGGCGCACCCCGTAGGAACCGTCGGCGCTCCAGCCGTTGTAGTCGCCATCGGAGTTGACGCACCACACGCTGCCGGTGCCGTTGGCGCTCGGGGAGCGGAGCCACCGAGTCCAGACTGGCGTTGCCAGCCACCAGGCGCCGTCCGCCTTCGGGATGATCTCTTTGTACTTGCCGTACTGCTCCAGGGTCAGCAGGGCCACGGTGCAATCGAGGTAGCCGTAGACCCTGGTGCCATCGGTAGCCTTCAGGTCAACGCGCTGGATCAGGAGATCGCTGTCCTTCGCGCCCTTGGACTTCAGGAACTCAGCGTACTCGGCCAAGGTGTCCCGCATATCCGCCTGGGCCAAATTGCTGTTCCAACCCCGGTCGAAAGCCGCCTTCTTCCAGATGCCCTTGCGGATGGACAGGACCCCGCCATCCACATGATCCAGCACCACATACTCCTCACCGAAAGCGGTGAAGGTCTCCCCGCAGGGAACTTTTCTCAGCTCAATGCTCTTCATGCCAGTATGCCTTCCTTTCTTCGATGGTGGCCCCCGACGGGAGGCCGCGCTTGCGCCGGTTCTTCTTCCATCCGGCATATACTTTCAGGTCCCGCTCATCAATGCTGTAACCACATCCCCCGGTGGATCGGTTGTGGATCAGGAGGGGCCGGGGGTAGCCAGGACGCCTCGCCCTGAGAACTTCGTATTGGCCCACCGGCTCCTCCAGTGTCCAGCCGCTCCGCACCAGGTAGCTCTCCAGGTCGGGGAGCATACCGTGTTCCACTGTTGTCCGGTTCTTCATCCCATCACCGCCCCGGCCGTCTCTTATCACCATAACCGTCAGGATGATCCCGGTGCCACTGGTAGGCGTCCCATATCATGTGCGACAGGTTCCGCTCCGGTCGCCAGCCAAGGGTTTCCTTAGCCTTCTCAATGTTCGCCACCAGCACGTCCGGGTCCCCGGGTCTCCGGTCCACATACTCTACCGGGAAGTCTCGGTCAACAACGAATTTTGCGGCCTTGATGACCTCCAGGACTGAGTAACCCTTCCCGCTTCCCAGGTTGATCGGCCCACTCTTTCCGCCGTCCTGGAGGTACTGGAGAGCCATCCGGTGGGCCGCCGCGATGTCCCGGACGTGAACGTAGTCCCGTATGCAGGTCCCGTCCAGCGTCTTGTAATTGGTCCCAAACACCTTAACCCCATCGCTTCTTCCCAGCATAGCGTCAACGATTTTGGGGATCAGGTGCGTTTCCGGCTGGTGATCCTCGCCCAGGCTCTTCTCCGGCCACGCGCCGGCGGCATTGAAATAACGGAGGGCGATGTACTTCAGGCCGTAGGCCGCATGGTAATCCTCCAGCATTTCCTCCACCTGCCGCTTCGTCCGGCCGTATGGGTTGATCGGGTCGAGCTGGTCAACCTCCCTGGCGCTCATTTGGTTGCCATATACGGCCGCCGAGGAGGAGTAGATGTAAGTATCTACCCCGGAGCTGAGGGCCGCGTCCATGAGCGTCCTCGCGCCTTCCACGTTGTTCTGGTAATACTTCATCGGATCGGACGCGCTCTCTCCAACCTGGGAGTAGGAAGCGAGGTCCACCACCGCGTCGAACTTGTAGTTCCTGAACAGGGCTTTCACCATTGGGTAGTCATTGGTCCGAACTCCGTGGATCGGGACCCGGCCGACCGCCCACTGGTGGCCCGTGGAGAGGTTGTCCAGCACCACCACGCCGAAGCCGTGCTCTTTCAGGTCCGCCACTACATGGCTCCCGATGTACCCGGCGCCCCCGGCTACCAAAACTCTCATACCGTAGCCTCCCTTCTGGCCGCCCGCTCCCGGGCGGCGTCCTCTGACATCTTCTTTGCCGCGGCCTTTGCCTCGCGGTAGTCGCAGAAAATCTTTACCCCCAGCAGACGCGCCGGGTACTCACGGAGGCCGCAGTTCCATTTCTTGTTGCTCTCCACGCTCCGAAGGTAGATCATATCATTCTCCGGGGAGTAGGCGTCCACCCACCGCTTGTCGGTGGTCCCGTCCCGGTTGGCGATCCACACCTTGGTGTCGCGCTTCGGGATGTACGGATATTCAGGCATGATATTCTCCTTTCCGGCCCCACACCAGGTTGGGCCACATCTGTTCCGACAGTCTGTTCGGATATTTCCCGTCTCGCACCATGTACCGATCCGGCACCTCCGGCGGGATCGGCCTCCGGTCCCTCGCCACCTCTTCCCCGGGGAAGAGGGAGAGCTGGACTTCTACCATCCCCCTCTCATCCAAAAGGCCGTACCAGTAGATGATGTGGTTTCGGACCAGGTTCATGTTCACCCCGTCAGGCCACCCGGGGTCTTGGCACCCGCCGTCAGCGAGGAGGTTCCACCGGCGAAACTCCCGGTCCACCTCATCCATGATCTGAGCCTCGGTCATCCGCTCCGGCGGGATGTACTTCTCCACAGAAGTCACCCCATGATCGCCGCGGCCGGCCGGGAGCTCTCCAGCCTTGATTTAGGGTCGAACTTCTGGCCGTCCTCATACCCTCGGCTCCCGTAGTGCTTCTGCCAGTCGGAGGAGAAGTCGGCGTGGCCGAAGGAGGAGGGCTTACCCATCCCGATCATCACGTCCGTCACCTGCTTGGGGACCACCAGGACGAGCCCCCATTCCTGGTGCTCCTGGTCCTGATCCTTGAAGGCCTGCTGGAGGCCGTAGATGAAGCCCCAGCCGTAGGCGTTGCACATCTTCCTGATATAGGTCTGCGGGAGCCCCTTGTTCTCCGCCGCGATCTCCTTTTTGGTGGCCTGGATGCAGTCGATAGCGTAGAGCACCACCGACTTGCAGATAGCGAAGTCATCCTCCAGGCCGACAAGCCCAATGTGCTTCGTCTTCTTACCCTTGAAGGACCGGCGGAAAGAGCGACAGCAGTAGTGCTCCGCGATGGTAGAAGTAAGGTTCGCCATCCACGGGTCCGTCATGCCGGTACAGCTCACGCCGATGGTCTCCTTGATGACCTTGACGTTCTCGGCCTTCTTGATCTCCTCCGGGCGGAGCTTGTGCTTCGCCATGAGTTCCCGGGCCTTCAGGAGGGCGGCCCGCGCCTCGGCCTCGCTGGGGCTGTCCGCCAGCGCCAGCAGTTTTGCGATCTTGTCTCTGATGTCCTGTGCCATAGTGCTTTACCTCCAGTTCGGAATGTGGTCCCCGTACCCGGCCTTGATATGGGCCTCCAGGACCTCCAGGGCCTCCGGGCAGAGGATGTACTGCGTTCTGTCTGTAATGATCTCCCGGAGCTGAGAGATCGTCGCGGCCGGATGCTCACTATGTACCAGGGCCAGGAAGTCGCTGGTGGCCTTCGTGGAGCCGGCGATCCTGCGCTTCCGGCCCCGGACATAGTATTCAACATCCTTGAAGTTCTTTGGGAGTTTCGGCATCTCTCCCACCTCAGAAGTTGTAGTCGTAGAACTCCCGGCGCCCCTTGATGAGCTGGAGGTTGCCGGGCTGTCCGTAGGTCCCGTACTTATTGGACCAGCGGAGGGTCATCACCTGCCCGTCCGGGTCCGGCTCGTAGGTGTAGGACTGGTCTTCCTGGTTGGTGCAGATGGCGGAGAATCCGCCCGGAATCCACTCCGGCTTGAAGTTCGGGTCCAGGGTGGCCTTGTCCCGGCGCACCGTCAGGGAGAAGGGAGTTTTCTTGATGACCGTTGCGGCGTTCCGGTCGCTCCAGTAGCAGATCGTCACGCCGTCTCCGACCTGGGCTGTTGCCGGGGTCAGAATGTGCTCATGCACCCATCTGGCTTTCTCCAGGGCCTGCTCGATGCGTTGCTCATAGGAGATGGGGTACTTCGTGTAGGACGGGTTCTCCTCAGCCCAAATGATGAAGTCGAACTCCTGCCGGAACTCCCAATTTCGGAGGATGTACTTGGCGTTGTCACCGAAGGTGGCCTTCACGCTCTCCTCGATGGCAATTTTCAGGTTGTCCATGCTCATGGTTCTGCTCCTTTCACTCTTCGTCATCCCACTCGGGGAGACTGTCAATAAGCCGCTCGATGAAGGGGATATGGGGGAACACATAGTCTGCAATCAGGCCGCCGATCCCCAGGATCAGCAGGATCGCCGCCGTGTACCCCAGGAAGATCACCAAATCGTCCATAGGTCCCGACTCCTTCCTGCGGTCAATCGTCAAGGTACTCTTCCACCGCGGCGATGATCTCATCGTCGCTCGGAACATAGTCGCCATCCTCGTACAGGTCGTACAGGAACGGATCGTCATGCTCTTCGATGTGGACCTCCAGGCCGGCTTCTCTGGAAAGAGAAATCACCCGGTCCCTTGCCTCGGCCCAAAACTCATTGGCCTCTCTGATCTGCTCATCCATTTTGAAATACTCCCTTCCGCCGGTCCCCCGGCTTGCTTTTTTCCTGCCTCTGTGCTATTCTGAAGGGGCGAGAGGGAAGGCAGGTTCCCTCCCGTCCCCCGCGTGGGGTTCCGGGTTCCCGTTTGCTTGTGAGGCTTGGCGGGGGCCCGGACTTTTTTACTTCAGCGCCTGGATTTTCGCTCGGATGATGGCCGCCGCCTCCTCAGCGGTCGTAGCTTTGGCTTCGATGTTTTCCGCCAGGGTCTCCAGAAAAACGATCAGCTCATTTTGGGTCATGTTCTCTTGCTCCATTTCGTAAACCTCCTGCCCGGTTTTGATCCCCGGCCTCCTGCCGGTGGCTGGGGTGGTCTGGAATTTACTTTTGGTAACTTCCATTCCATGCTTATATTATAACTTACCAAAAGGTAATTGTAAAGCGTTTTCGTTAATAAATTTAATCTTTTTTATCTGCCTTCACGGTACAGTTAAAGAAATTGTTTCATGTGAAACCCTCCAGGGCATAAAAAAAGAGCCCCCTCCGCCGGTTTTACCCGGTCAGAGGGGGCTCTTCTTGCCTTTCGGTAACTCCGGGGCGCAAGTGTCCCGTCATATCGCAGGGCTGTCAATAGAGCCTTCCGGCTCCTGCTCCTGCGTCTGCTGGGGTACATTGAAATTTGTGGCCTTGGCCGCGTCGTAGGTGATCCCGCCGCGCCGGTGGTCGGATTTGCACAGGCTGAGGTATGCGGCGCAGATCACTCCGTGGGCGGTCCAGGGGAGGCCCACCATAATGCCGATCCAGGGGAGGGCGCCGGTGTAGCCCTTGTAGACGCAGTAGAAGGCCAGGACAAGGCATCCTACGGTCACCACCCACAAGAGGGGGCGGACATCGGCCACTACCCACTTGGAGAACTGCGTCAGGTCCGGCTTCGACTTCCGGCTCATGCGGGCACGGCTCCAGAATCCCGTCAGCCCCATGCCGACCAGGATCAGGACCAGCCCCGCAATCAGCAGAAGCATTTTCTCCGTGCCGCTCATGCCAGTCCGTTGTTCTTGGCAAAGCGGTAGAAGAGCTGGGCGGCCTGCTCCCTGCTCAACTGGTCCTGCCACATCATGTTGGGCTTCCCGTCCGAAGTGGTCCCGTTGCCGGCAAAGAGGCCCACCCGGATGGCCCACTCACGGGCCTCCTTCGACCACTCGCCGCAGTCGTTGTCCTGGAGTTCCTGCCGATACCGGTCCATGTACTGTCTGAACTGCTCGTAGCTCATGCTGTCTTCCTCCTCAGATGGAATTACAAGGATTTGCCCGGGGTAAATGGTGTAGGGCGCCGTGATCCCGTTTGCCTTGGCGATGTCCTGCCAGGCCACCCCCAGCCGACTCCCGATTGCGGAGAGGGAGTCCCCGGACACCACGGTGTAGGTGCCGCCGGCCGATCCGCCGGACGGTGCATCCTCTCCGGTGTCCTGGACCAGGGAGTAATCAGGGCGACCATAACCGCCGATGTAACTGGCCCCCAGGGGGTAGCTCTTGTCCCGGACGCACCCGCCGTTGGGAACCACTCCGGCGGCGGAGCTTGTGTTGCCCTCAATGGTGTAGACCCGGTTGTTGGACACTCCGACTACGAGGCCGGTATGGTACATCGTCTTCCCACCGTCATCCGTGAAGAAGATTTGATCCCCCGGCTTCGGGTTGCTCTTGTGGAACTGGCCCTTGGCCTCGTAGTATTGCGCGGAGTAGGTGCACCCAGCGCCCAGGCCCTTCTCCGCCTGACAGAGGAGGGCCATACCCACCTCCAGGCCGAAGGTGTAGATAAAGCACCAGTCGGTGAAGATGTCACACCAGGCGTAGCCGTTCTTCCGGCCGTTGTAGACGATCCCCAGGGCGTCCAGGTCCCGGGCGTACTTATTCCAGTTGCCGTCCCCGGGGTTGGCGGAGGGGCTGTCGAGCTGGGAGTTGGTCTCCTTCTCGATGTAGCCGACCTCTGCCCGGGCGGTGGCAATTACTCTCTCAGCCGGCGTCATCGCTACCACCCCAGTTCATAATTTCTTTCAGCTTGTCGAACCCGAACATTGCGGCGTAGGCTACCATGAAGCCCACCACAACAAAAGCCACTACGACATACCAGGCGATGGGTAGAGTCTTGATCTGGAAGTAGGCAAATCCGGCGGCCAGGGTAAGCGCCTCCGCTACAATGAGGGCAAGCACATTGGTGGGTAGCTTATCCCAGGTCGATTTCTTCACGACCTCTACGATGATGTTA